ACCTGAAGGATAGGGAGGAACGGTGGAGCCTAGAACGCCACCAGTGACAACCTGATAGATGAAGATGTTTGAAAAAACATAGTCACCAGTATTGACTGTTGCACCAGCAGCCCAGATATAAGGGTTAGCGCCACCAGCTACAGGGGTACAGGGTGTCTGACTTATTTGAACGGTTCGCAGACATCCTGTATCACGAACAATACGCTCACGCGCACCGTTGATATAGTCTGTTAGCTGACTGTCCGTATAAAAGTTTGCATTAGCATCATGCAGCAGGTATCGAACCGCAGTAATGTAGCTTTGGAGAGTTTGCGACATTTACGCTCCATTATGAGCTGCACGAAACTTTCCCCCCGACCCCTTGAGGGGGGGCAGGGGTACTCGCTCAACCGCCGGGGATAACGAACGGTCCTGTGAGGGCGGCGTGTCGGCTATTTCAAACTTGGCGATAATCTTGAGTCCATCAGGAATATCGTTACGAGTTTTGATAATGCCGAGCCGCGCCATATACGGCTCCTTGTCTTCCGCTCCATAACCGAATATGTGATTCGCTACCTCAACAGGCACCTCAACGGTTTCACCAACTGCGAACGTGTAGGGCTTGAAGGCGTAGTCGAAAGCGACTGGTTTTTCCCAGCGATTGGTCACATAGACGGTTGACATGGATTAGAAGCTCACAACATCGCCCCATACGCAAATATCAACGGTATTGTTGTTACCAGCTACCGTGTTGACATTGACGAAAAGGCATTGGACTGAATTACCTGAAATTACGGTGTTAGCAGAGTATGGGCTAGCAATGTTTAAATCTTGATATTTACCAGAAGTATTTAAACTTGATAGAACCACATTTGCTACAACCGCGTTTGAGATGTTTCCATCTCCGCTTGTAGTAATCGAAACGTTGGCAGCAGATACGTTGCCGGAGGGATTCTGCACAGTAATCCGACGCAGAATGACCCCTCCAGAATTGGCTACTGCCCCGCCGTTTGTCAGGCCACCACTAAGCAGCGGAATATCAATGTTGGTGACAACACCGTTGCCAGACGTGTTAAGCGTCGTAGCGCGAATGATGCCAAGCCGACCATTGCTAAAGCTGTCTAGTTGTAAGTTGCCGACTGCGTTGGGATTAGCCATGTTGTCTCCTTAGCTATTGTAAGTGCCAGAGACAGCTTGACCACCATTCGTTGCGAACAAGGTGATAGTCGGTGTACCCGACAACACGTTTGCGCGAACGTTGGTACCGTCAGCAATGAACGTACCGCCAGTGTTGTTGGCAACAATGACTTGGTACGAAGCGTTGCTGATGTTTCCCGTCGTATTGGTATTCAGTTCAATCGTGACGTTAGCCGTCGGAGGAATGACAAAAATACCAGCAGGTAAGGTAACGGTTGCATTACCAGCAGCGTAGGCTTGATAGAACGCACCTGCGCCGTTGGTGGCTGCGTTTGCGAGGATGATTTTATTAGAAGCGAGTGACATGGTTATATCTCCTTAGATTGAAAGTGAGTTATAGCCGGTCACCTGCGTCATTGATTTCGGCTTGGTATTCACCAATTCCGCAATCATCAACACCGCGCCAACGTAGCCAATCTGCCAGTTCGGAAGGGTCGATTCAAAACCCGTAAACACGAACGAACCCTGCTCATGGATGTAGAGCGAGAGATAGTTGGTGTTCAGGAAGTAAACCGTACCTTCTGGGCAGTATGGGTCTGGGTAGATTGGAACGCCAGCAACCATCAAGGCACGGAAAGCTGCCTGTGGGCCGTTAGCATCGCCATCAAAACCGGAACCCGGAGTGATGACGTATTGTTCCTGACCGACGTAATCTTGCGCCAGCAGAGTCCAAGTACCGAAACCGCAAACGCCGAACGACGGCACTTCAGCACCATTCTTAACAGTACCGGAAATGTACTGAAGAATGTTCTGACGAGTCGGGTTCACGTTACCAGCCGCGTACTGCTTGGACTGCCACCACGAGTAGGCCGAACGGCTAATGTTGCCGTAGGTTCCTGACGAGGACACAGCCGCTGGCAGACCGATGAACTGCTGATTGTTGGTGGTGTTGTTGTACAAGGCAGTAGCCATTGCATCCATCATCACGTTCGTCGCGTCATTCATACGCGCTTCAATGAGGGGGATGATAGCTGCGTCTTGCTGCACCGCACCTTCCATACCGAGGAACGGTACGGGGGCAATCATCAGTTTCAGGTCAAATTCAGCGTTGTAAGCACCCTGTTGAACCGACGGCTGGTTGAAAGAACCAGAGTAGTCGGACCACTGAGCGTTCACAAACTGCGAACCTTGCACTGGAACGGTTACAGAGGAAACACCGCCGGAAGCCTGTTGCGAGTTAGCAATTAAGGCCGCCATAAGCGGAGTCGAGTTGTAAAGCTGAACGACCAGCTTGGGAATGAACGCACGCCGAGTGACGTAAGTAAGCTCGGTATATTGCGAACTACCCGTTGCTGGGATGATACCGCCACCAATAGGCATGGTTATCTCCTAGTTAATATCCCCTAAACTACAATTACAGACCAATGGGTCGAGGATTCTTTCTCAACTCATTTAATGCTTTGGCCGCTTCATCCCGTGCGCCAGCAACAGGGTTCTTCCAGTATTTGTTAAGGTCGAACTTGTTGATAGCACTTGGGTTGTATCCCGACGGAGTAGGAGCAGCGGATTGCTTCATCCATTGCCAATACTCCGCAGCAGCCTCGTGATTAGTAATGCCCTTTTCAAGCATTACTTTTTCTACTTCTTCAATATCACTTTCGTTTTGAATCAAGCCTTTTTTCATCAGCTTGTTTCTGCGCTGTTCAAGGTCATTCAAAGCATCGCGCTCACGCAGCTTTGCTTCTAGTTCCTCGACTCGCTTATTAGATAGAGATACTGCGTTTTGAGTGTGTTCCTCAATGTCCAGCTCTGGAATAGGCAATTCTGGCTTGAGTTTTTTGGTCAAGCGTAGAACGTCTTTTCGCGTTGCAGGATTCTCGGCAAGTTGACGCATCAGCAAAGCTAATTCGTCGCGTTGTTCAAAACTCATATCTTCTAAACTCATAATTATCCCCTAGTGATATTAGATAACTTTCTTACCGTCACCGGGCTTCTGAACTTGCATCTTGTTCTTCGGTCCGGTCTTTGATGCTGAATCCAAGCCGCCGAACGGCTCAAAGCGCGGTGGGTTTGTCACGACACCATGCTGTTGAGTGTTGTCCGTAGGACGGCGGGGCTGGGTAGCACCTCTTGGCTTAAATAAATCCATGATTTTTCCTTTACATCGGAGTTGGGGTGGGTGATGCACCGGCACCACCGGCACCGGGTACTGCCATCGGGCTTGCTGCTCCCGGCATCGGAGGCAGATTCGGGATTGCCGGAGCTTGAGCCATTGCACGACCTTCTGGAGTCGCACCGCCAGCTTGCGGCAAGTTCTGCAACATCTGCATAATTTCAGACTGTTGCAGCTCGTTTGTTTTGCCCTTTCGAGGACCAATTAAACCGGTCAACGAACGGATAGCGGCCAAGGCTTTCTGACCTTCTTCAGACTCGCTACCGAGGGATGGCAGGGCTTGTTCAATCAAGTCCATTGCCATTGAGATATTGACTAGCGCACCTTCCTTGTTGCCCATCTTTGGCTCAGGCGTAGACATAGGTGCAGCCATCGGTGCAGTCGATGAATCCGACATACCGGGCGCAGTGGGAGGCGGCATATCGCCAGCAGGTGCAGCAGAAGCCGGTTGCTGCTTGCGAATCAGGTCCATCATCTTGTCAGGTGGCACACTCATAATAATCCTCAATCATCAGGCTAATCTCGATTAAACCTGACTATCGTTAAATGTCAAGTGGGGGTAATTGTTTTGGTTCCCTACCCCCGCAAGGAAGTTGACGGTCAGACCGCAATTCAAAGGGCTAAGCCCGATGAATTACTTGCGGCTTTTACGACCTTTACGCTTCATGCGAGCCATGGTATTTCTCCAATGAGCTTGGGCCACTTACTTCAGAGGGGAAGCAGCCACACCCTTTTCCCTTGCGGGGAAGTCTTACCGACGGGTCTTACGACCTTTTTTACCGTGCTTTTTGTACATGGTTATCTCCAGTGAAAGTTATCCCCTGCCCATATAACGACCAGTACTCCGAGGAGTCCTGCCCGTAAATGTTTTGATGCCCGTAGTGCGGTACTGCAAGTTAGCTGGCTGCTCTCCACGCTTCAGACTCTCTGTCGAAACGCGAGGCTGGTCAGCTTTCGGTGATACGTTGCCGGGTTGATTAGCCACCTGCCACCTCCTTCAAGTCCGGTTTCTTTCCTTTTGGCGGGGCAGCTTGTGCCTGTGCGCCCTGTTCTTTCTCACGCTTCTTGAGCTTGTCTTTGAGAAGCTGCTTCATCGGCGGCTCTAACAAGTCAAGCAAGGATTCTTTGTCAATGGCTTGAGCCTTAAACAGATTGAACGCAAGCTGACGTAAATCTTCTGTGAAGATTGGGCTGTTAGAGTGAGCATCGACCTTGACCACATAGTCTTTGGTGAACTGCTCAGCAATAAACTTGTTGCCATCTTCATCACTGAAATGCGTGTTGTCATACGCTTGCATTAGCTTCAGATAAAGCGTTGCAATCTTCTCTAAGCTATCTTCAACGATGAGGGCGCGTTTCTTGGCACGGCTTGAGCCTAAACGTGCAAGCTGACTTGCATGACCAGCAGAACGAACTCCTTGTTCTCCACGACCTGAGAGGACAGAAGAAATGCCAGACGCTTCTGCGAACATGGCATCAACTTCATGGATGACTTCAAACAATTCAGGTGGCATCGTTGGAGCCAGACGCTCTGCTTTTGCGTTTGGCATATCGGAAGCGAGAAGTCCACCAGCGCGGTTCAGGGCAAAGTTCTTCTCGTCCAAGATTCCCGTAAAGCCCGTCAGCGCGGTGGGAGGGTTCACTTGTTTGGAGAGCAAGTCCAGAATCTCCGTCATGCGACGGTTTCTGAGCTGTTGTAAGAAGATGAGCCGCTGTACTTCCGATTGCCCCCAGTAGTAATCGTATTGGGGATTGGGGCATATTTGGATAAACGGCAGCTCACCTTTGAGGAAGAGTGATGCGCCCGGACGGTCATAGATGAATATGTCAGGGTCAGCCATCGTCACGCATTGATAGTCTTGCGTGTCATCATTCCAAACCCACAGCTCGTACATCTTGACGGTTTCTTCGGCAACGCGAGGCTTGTAGCGGTTCATTCCGTACAAGTCGAGGTTGACCGTTCCGTACAAGGTAGGGTTGGTTTGGCTCATCACAATACGGTCAATACCTTCGGGGATGTCTTCTGACTTTGAGGTATAGCTCGTTGTGATTCTCTTCACAATAGATTCGCGCTTGGGGTGACTGTACAAGCGGTTGTATAGCTCGGACTTCGTGATGTAGTACGTTTGTACGACCGCTTCTTGACGGTCAGTGTATGGCGTATCTTCACGCAACACACCCATCGAACCCGGCTCCACCATGTAGGGATGGATACCGTTATTCATCACGAGCTTTACAAATGTCGTGTTAAAGCATAAGGCCCAAGTGAGTGCTGTCGAGAACACTTGGTCAGCATTGCTGTTTAACCACTCATCGTTTAGTGCTTGCGTCAAACGTGGCACCTTTACTTGTTCCATGTTTGGAACAGCGGCACCAACGTTGATTGAGAAGCGTGTCGTTTCTGCTGAGTAGAGGAACGACGTTAGCTGGTCGATGTGTGGATAAATCTTATTAAAGATTGTTGGTGATTCTTCAGGACCAGCACCAAACAGATACCACGAACGCAATGATGAGTAATCGCCTTTACGTTCAGACAAAGAGACCATACATTTTTCAATGAGGTCTTTGTAGAAGTATTCACGTTCTACATCTTTTGTCGGTATTCTCATTTCTTGATGCTCAAGTTTTCGTGGTCAGCTTGATAGCTTGCAGCACGAGGGCCAGTGAGATTGCCAGCATCTTTTGGATTGATGCCGACTGATTCATCGGCAATTGGGCGAATAGCGCGACCTGATAGAACGGATTGCATATTCAGTCCTTTGAACCCGCCGCCCCAGATGGCCGCATCGCCCGGACGCGGCTCTTTTTTCTGTATAGGTTGGCTTTGCGCTTGTATGTCTTTGCTGGCATTTTTTCTCGTGTAATACCCTGCTTGGCTTTCACCTTCTCTAGTTGACTTGACGTTCGACATTCCAAAGTCAATTGCGAGTTGTTTAACGCGCTTGTCACTCTTTTTCGTTGAATCTGAAACCAATCCCGGAGCTTGCAAAAACACTGCGAGAACTTCTGCACTACAACCCTCAACCCGACAATGTGGTTCGTATGATTCAAAGTATCCGTGTTCAGGGCATTTATAATCTTTAAGTACGGGCATTATTTATTCCTTTCCTAATTGCTCGTCAAGTGTTGTGTGTGAGTAATCTGCTTTATTTCTTATACCTACTCTAATCTTTATCTCACCATTAACCATGTGTAACCCCGTTGTTCTAACTAATCGTGGTTGGGGTTCTTTTCTATATTCCACGAATCTTGAAGTGTCTCTGTTCTGCATGATTTTGACTTCGCCGTTTAGCCAAGCGGTGTAGCCTTTAGAGACACGAATCTGCACATACTCAGACAGTGGCGCAGTCCTGTAGAGGAAAACATCCTGCATCTGAGTCTGTGAAATGCCGCACAGCTCAGAGAACAGTTTGGTGCTAATGCCACGGTTCTTATCTTTCAGGAACCTGTGGATAATTCTCATTAGCTCTCGTCTAGGAAGGGTTCGGGCCACCATAAACGCCAATCCTCTTTAGGTAATCACTGACCGTGCGATTCATTGCAACTTCTTCGGGAGTCTGGTCCTCTTGCTTACGAGACACATCCCGTGTGATTCTTTGTTGAATCAATCGTGGCTGAAGCTGCTCAGCAAAGGCTGCGGCTGCTAGGGCGCTTGCCATTACGCGGTCATCTTTGTTTCGACCGGAAGCCTCAATGCTGCCGCCATCACGAACGATGGTTTTCATTTCCTCAAGCGTGTCCATGTCGTACACAGCCATCATGCCGCGCTCAAAGTAGTCCTTCATGTAGCTGAGCATCCGTTCCTTGGTTGCTGCTGTTGTTAGCCAGCCGATGCTGTTACTCGGACCACTCATCGTATCGTTGCGCCGCCAGATGTAATTGCTCATCGAGCCGTACACATCCATCAGTTGTCGACCCATGTTGCCAGCCATCGCAGAAGCCTGACGCTTCAAATTCTTTAGCTCGTTAATGACAGCCTGACCCGGACCATTGACTTCAAGGTTCAGTGTGCTGTTCTTATAGGCACCGGCAAGGTGAGCAATGACCCAAGCAAACTGATAGGTGTTCATCTCGCTTGTCGCAAAGGCTGCAACCTGCTCCATCCCATCTGCATAGCAGCGATACACCTGAATACAGAATCTATCTGCCCAATCAGATGAGCCGTAGGCTGGGTCAGCCCCGATGACATAGAAAGCCGTGTCAATCGGTTCCTCCCACACCTTGAGCGTTGCTAGGCGCTCATTTGACTTCACTACATTGGTGTCTTGAAAGTTAGCACCAAACACATAGCGATAAGAATCATAACTAATCCGTTTTGCAATCTTGGCTGCATCTGTACAACGGGCTGTGGAGAAGAAGGACGTACCCGTCATCACGAAGGCATAGTCCTCTGTGGGCGGGAACTCTTGCATCATCAGGCTTTCATCCTTGATGCCCTCTAACATCTTCCAGCGCCACCACGCCATCTGACGAGAGTTAATCTCTACGTCGTAGAGCTTCTTAATATCTTTCGTCCATTCCTTTTCTTCTGGCGTGAGCTTGCCATCCCAATAGACTTTGTACACATCAGAATTGGGGTCAGCAGAGTAGAACTCATTACGCCACCAACCACAGAAGATGGCACGTTGTGACCTTGCACGCTTTGCAGTCACATACATCTCATGGAACATATTGAAGCCACGCGCTGTAGATTCAAAGATGTACAGACGATTGGGATTCGTCTCAGCAAGAGACGCTAACAAGGACGCTAAGCCCTCCTCATCGCCCCAAGAAGATGTTTCTGTGCCGTGTAGGTAAGTGATGCCCTTACCACGACCAAGAGAGCCTTTGGCCCTTAATCCTGCAACCTGATAGAAGATACGGCTACGGTTTTTAAGCGCAAGGCTATTTCTGTTGTGGGCAAGCATTGGAATCTTGTATTCCTTTGGCAAACCATCCATGTAGGCAGCCAATGTCCCACGGAACATATCTCTGTTTTCTTCAGTATCTGTAACCAGCGTGCCACCAAGACCGGGGTTCTTAAAGTGCCAGTACAGGTC